GTCGGGTGTGTCGGGTGTGTCGGGGGTTCCGGCCTTCTCGATCGCCACGAGGCGCAGGAGTTCGGTGTCTTCCTGCATGAGGGTTTCGAGGGTGTAGCCGGGGAAGCGTTCGAGGAGCCCGAGCAGGAGTCGGGCTCGTCTCAGCTCGCGAGGGGCTCGGACAGGGGTTCCATCGGAATCGACAGCGCCGGGGACTGCTCGCCAGAGGTCGAGCTCTCGGGCAAAGGGTCGGCGCCGTGGACCCCCGTGAGGGTTTGGATCCACGCGTTGTTCATGGCCACGACCAGGTCGTGATCCACGGACAGGACGCCCTTCTCAGTGGGCGGGACCGGCTGCTCGGTGTCCTCGTCTTCGAGGTTCCAGCTGACGAGGTGGCTGATGAAGTTCTTCAGACTCCCCGCGTCGCCGTCTCCGTCGCCGCCGTCGAGGCCGGTGGCCTCCATGTACTCGCCGAGTGACATGCCGCGGACCTTGGCCTCGGCCCCGTGGTGCTCGTGGCCTGGGGCGAACTTGATCGTGTAGGTCTTGACCTTGGTCCTGTAGCCCACGGTCGTGCCGCCTTTCAAAGTATGTCCGAGTTGACCGTTATGCCCAGGTTGGTACGGTGCCGTCCGCGAGGACGCCCGGCACCGACGCGGTGAGCTCGCCGGACTGGGCCCGCTGGAGCGGGTAGTCGGTGAAGAGCACTTCGTTCGCGAGGGTCTTGCCAGCGACGGTGAGCGTCGTGGTCCGGGCGACGGAGGTGCTGGGGACGGTCTTGAACACATCGTGGCTCGCGTTGGCCGCAAAGTTGGCCACGATGTTCAGCGTGACCGAGAAATCCGCGAGGAGCAGGAGCCGCTCGATCGCGCTCTTGTCGATACCCGTGACGTCCTGCACCGCGCGCGGGGTCGCGAACTGGAGGTTGGTGACGTCGTTGATGATCGTGCGGACGACACCGGCCGAGTCATCGACCGAGCACACTGACCATCCGAGCCCTGACTGCTTGGCCATGGTTGGTTATCCCTTCTGTTGCAGGTCGACGATGCGGCCCTGGTTTTCGGTCATGTCCTCAACCCAGTCCGCTGGGCGGGTGTGTTGCCGCGTCCGGCCGGTCGGGTTCCCACGGTGATCTCCGTCGCGGACGAGGTAGATCTCCGGGCGAGTGCGGTGCTCCTCGAAGCAGCGCTGGTGGGCCTCGAAGCGGAACACGGTCAGCCCGGCGTCCGTCTTCATCTCGCGGAACGTGCGCCGGGACTGGCCCCGGATGTACGCGGCCTGCTGCTGTCCGAGCTCGGTCCGCTCGTCGATGACGGAGTCCCAGCCGTTCAGCCAGGCCGGGCAGGCGACCTGCTCGCACGCGGCGACCACGGCGGCGTCCCGGGGCGCGGTAATGCTGTACGTCTGATAGGCGCCGACTGGCATCGCCGGGTCGATTCGGTTCACCATCTGCATCACAGGCCCCCTAGAAGACAGTCGAGACGTCGTTACGGACGGCGGCCACCGCGAAGGTCAGCGAGGTGAACCCGCCAGTCGTCGTCGTCACGGCGCGGAGGTAGCGGCGGATCGTCGCCCCCGAAGCAGTAGCAATCCGCTGCGTCCCGGGCCCCGCGGTCACCGCGGTGAAGGAGAACCCCGCGACGTCGGCGAACGTGACGTTGTCCGCGGAGTCCTGGACCTTGATCGTCACATCGGTCCCGGTGAACGCGAACACCTGCAAGTACGCCTGCGCCCCGAACAGGCCCTGCCCGTTGAACAGCGGCGGGCTGCCAAGACCGAAGTCCACGCCCGTGCCGTTCGTCGCGGCGACGTCGACCCGCTTGCCCGCGGTGAGGAGGTAGCCCCACTCCACGCCGAACCCGTTGGCCTGCATGGACACCGCGAACGGGAAGCTCCCGTCCTGGCCGCGCTGCCCGTCGTAGTTGGGCTGCTTGCCGATGATGTTCGCGGCTGGGCTGCCGAGCGTCGTCCCGCGGCAGTACATGCTGTGCACGTCCGTCGTCGGGAGCGCTGACAGCACCGGGTGGGACAGCGTCGGGTTGAACCACGACGAGGCCTCCAGGCGGCCGTCACGCGCGCCGCCGATCCGCTCCATCGCGCCCTTGTCGATACCAGTCGTCGTGAGCGCTGCGGGTCCGCCGCCGACGTTGCCGATCGCGGTGAAGTCACCGCTGAGGTCGTTGCCCCCGATGTAGAGCGCGTCCCCAAGGCCGCCTGTTTTGGCCACCTATGCCACCTCATTCCAGAGATCATTGACGACGACAGGCAGCGCGATCGTCAGTACGCGGTACAGGGCCCCGTCCTGCTGCAAATAGCCGGCGCGGACGTCCAGCGACTGGCCGTACGTCCCGAACACGTCCACGTCGCGGACGAGGCCGCCGAGGGTGAAGTCGCCGCAGTACGCGCCGCACAGGTCATCGACCGCGGCGAGCATGTCGGGGTCGATTGCGTCCGACGGCAGGCTCATGGCGCTCGCGTAGATCCGCACGTTGTACACGAGGACCGCCGACACCGTGTTCAGGCCGGACGCAGCGCCCTGCGGGGTGAGACGGTCCACCCACACCGCAGCCGTCAGACCGCCCGTGGACGGCGGGTTCTGCGGCTCCGACCCGTTGACCTGCTCGAACCGGCCGGACGCCATGGCGTGGGAGACGATCGCGTCCGTGATCCCGAGGACGTCCATCACATCCTCCCCACGTACTGCCGCAGCAGGCGTTCAGCAATGCCCTGCTTCCGCTCCCGCAGACGCAGCCGTGCGCGAATCCAATGCGGGTAGCCCCGGAACCGGGTCGCCGGAAAGTTCCTGCTGCCGACACCGGCCAGCCACGGCCCGTAGACGACACCGCCGTCCGTGACGATGTGCTCTCGCTCCACGGTGATACGGGACTCGTAGTAGCCCGTGGGGTGCTGGAGTACCTTGCCGAGCTCCTCGCGGACGATGATCACGCCCTCTTCGGCGATCTTCCGTTCCAGCCGGTTGACGTAGGCGTTGGCCACCCGGCGGGCCCGCCCGTCAAAGAGGGGGCCCCGCGTGCTGACGTCGATGCTGATCGGGTCGCCCATGGCTACACCGCCCTCGTCCGGGCTTTGCGGCCGCACGCGCTGTAGGCCGCGTCACGGCGGTCCTGCAACGCGCCTTGGTCGCGGTTGCGTTCGCTGGACCCGCTCGCCGACCGGGCCGTCTTGGAGTAGCCGGACGACTCTGCGGTCAGCGAGGCGATCGCCTCGGCGATGGCCAACTGCCGTACCGGGCCGGGCGGCTCCCACCGATACACAGGGGCCGCGCTCGCGTGGATGTCCGCGGTCGTGCCGAGGACCCCACGGGCCACGGTGAGGGTCCGCGGGGCGTAGACGGTGGCGCCGGCAGTGTGCGCGGCAAGGACCGTTCCGTCCCAGCCGCGACGCACGATCAGCTGGTTGCCTGCGATGTCGGTGATGAGCATCTTCTCGGCGTCGATGAGGAGCACCTCGTCGACCGCGAACAGGGTGCCGTTGCTTACGGGGACGGTGACGTTGTTGGCCTGCGCGGTCATCCCGGGCGCGCCGAGGGTCTGTCCGGTGGTGAGCATGCTGCGCCCGGTGACGGTCATCCGCTCGGAGTCGACGCGCAGGATCGAGCCGACACCGACGGCGGCCGAGGTGGGCCCGTCGACGTCGATGCCCGTCTCGGTCCCATCGAGGGCCTCAGCGAGCGCACCCACCTGGGTTTCGGTGTTGCGGTAGCCCCACAGCCCGGTGACCTGAATGTCACGCTGGTACGTCGGGCCGCCGCCGAACGCCGCAGGCGAGGAGATCTTCACCTCGATGCGGTTGAACGGGGGCCCGTCATTGACCGGTTCGAGGTTGTACTCGTCCGAGGTGATGACCCGGCCGCCCGAGGAAAGCGTGGCCACGGAGATCAGCTCTTGGTCGTTGAGGCGGCAGATCCATGGGGTCATGCCGGCGCGCGGCGGCCAGTCGAAGAAGCGAGTCGCCTGCACGGGGAAGAACTTGCGGTGGCACAGGTTTTCGACGTCGCGGGAGGCGGTCTCCAGGGCGCGGGCGATCTGCATGTTGTTGCGGGCGGTGGTCTTGGAGTCGAGGGCCCGCTGTACGTCTTCCCTGGTGGCGTACCAGATGCCGTCGGGGTTCGTGTTGGTGTCGAGTGAGCTACCCACGTGCCCTCGCCTCCTTCCTGTCTTGTACGTGCGGGATGGGGGTTACTTGCCGTCAGCGGAGTTGGTCTCCGACGTAGCTTCCGTCTGGTCGCCATCCGTCCCACGCGCAGTACGGCTTCCCGTCCGGCCCTTCGCGGAGCGGCTCGCCGTCTTGGGGGCAGGCGATGGGTCCGGCGTCTCGCTCTGCTCGGGCGAGCTCGACGGCTTCTCGGGTGATGTCGAGGAGCTGCTGCCAGCTGATACGACCTCACCGCCCTCCTGCTCGTCGGCAAACGCGTCCGACGCGCCGCCGTGCACGGTCACCTTCGCCATGTCCTGTTCCTCCTCCGGAGGTTGAGTCGCTTCGTTGACACGCACGGTCGACCCGCACTGGGGGCACTTCGGCGCGCCCACCGAGTACGCGGTGGTGCATTCCGCGCAGTGCCACAGGGCCATGTCAGGCCCCCGTGGCGGGCAGGTTCGCCGGGGCGCGCTGCGCCAGCAGGTCGCGGGTGATCGCGGTGACCGTGCCCGCGCCCGTGCTGGTGAGCTTCACGTACTTGTAGGTGTCCGAGAGCGACGTGCCCTCGACCTCGACGACAGCCGCGTTCTGCGTCGCCGCAGCAGCGGTCACCATCGTGGCCGCAGCCGCCTGAGTCCGCCGGGTCCACGCGTCCGACGCGTTCCCGGTGTTCGTGTGGTACTCGGTGATGATCGCGAGGTTCTGCGCGCCGGTGCCCGCGGAGTCCTTCGCCTCCTGGAGCGTGTACGTGTCGCCGACCGCGCCCGTGAGGAAGCAGGAGAAGGTGACGCCAGCCGCGGCGCCCTTCAGAGCGATCCACACGCCGTCGGCGGCGGGGGTGACGTTGACCAGACGGCCAAGGGCCTTCTGCGACATGGGGTGTTCCTTTCGTCTGCGGGGCGGGTCCGGGGCGACACTGCCGGCCCGGTGGTGGCCGCCGCCGGGGCGTTACTGCCGACGGCGGCCAAGGGGGTTAGAGGAGCTCGACGAACGGGGAGAGCGTGCTGGTGGAGCCGTTGGCGGGGGTGATCGCGGACTGGATCCACGGGCGGCCGTCGACGCGCTGGATGATCCTGAACGTGGTTTTGTCGTTGCCGAACTGGTAGTCGGTGCTGGAGTCGGCGGTCATGACCTGACGGTCGCCCACCAAGTAGTACGAGAGGTCGACGAACGCGAGGTCACCGCGGGAGCCGAGGATGCCGCCCTTCTCGGTGATGATCAGCGGGCGGCCGAAGATGCTCATCGGCATGCCCGCCGCAGCGTTCACCACGAAGACCGAGTTACCGCCGGTGCCGACGGTGAGGGACAGCTGGAGCAGCTGCGGCAGCGCGTCCGGGGAGCACATCCACACGGCGTTGCCGAGCGACGAGGGCAGCATGCGGGCGTACATCGCGACGACGTCCGGGTACTGAATCTTGCTGCCGGTGGTGCGGGTCACCGTGACGGCGGCCGGGTTGCCGGCGCCGCGGAAGCCGAGGGGCTCGCCGGTACCCGACCCGGTCTGGAACTTGTTGTCTTCCTCGAACGCGAGGGCGGTCGGCCACAGCGTCTCGATCAGCGCGGAGAAGGAGACGATGCTGTCCTGGAGCAGCTCGTTCGGGACGGCGCTGAGGCCGGTGAGCTTCTTCGCGTCGAGTTCGACGCGGCCGAACTTGGGGTTGGAGTCCTGGAGCGCTGCGCCTTCCTCACCCCAGTAGGCGACCATCCCGCCGAACACGGAGCCCGCGTTCGTGGTGGTGTCGATCATCGGGAACGGAACCCGAGCCGACTCCATCGGAACCACGGTGGCGAGCGGGCGGACCGCGGCCTTCTCCAGCGCGAGCTGAAGCAGCTGCGAACGGAGCGTCTCAGGGACGAGGAAACCACCGTCCGCCGGGCTGACGCTGGACGCGGCGTTGCGGAGCGCACCGAGCTTCTCGGCGTCCGCCCGCGGGTTCTTGTGCCAGATGTTCTGCACGTACTCGATGGCGTTCGCGAAGTGCTTGTCCACCGCCGCGCCCGGGGCCGCAGCGTTGTGCGCGGTGCCCTGCCGGTGCGACGTGAGCATCCCGCCGCGCTTGGCCTGCGGGTCCAGATCGAGACGCTTGATCGCGGCCGCGGCGTCCTTGGTGGTGGCGTCGGCCCCGTTGTCGCGGAGCATCGCAGCGAACTGCCGCTGCGTCTCCTCGGCGATCTGCCGATTGAGGTCGGTGCCCTCACCCTGCTGCCGGTTGGCGTACTCGGTGATGAAGTTCGTCAGAGTCTCAGGGGACTCGACGATGGGGCCGGCCTTGGCCGGGTCGGCGAGCATCTCCGCCAGCTCGGCGTTGCTGCTCGGGATCGTGGGTGTTGCCACTGCTGCCTCCTTCAGGCTGCGTGCGTCGCCGAGCTGGCCGCCGACGTGCTGTGGGTGAAGCGGGCCACGAGTGCGGCCCACGGGTCGGGCTTGGGCTGGACAAGGTGGGCGACCGCGGCCGCCCACTCGTCCACGGGTTCGGTGACAACCGGCTCGGGCTCGGGTTCGGTCGGGGCTTCCGGCTCCACCACCGGCTCCGGCTCGACAACGGGCTCGGCAGCCGGGGGCTGCACCGCGGCCCGCAGTCGCGCCATGGTGTCCTCGTCGAGGGCGTCCGCGATGCTGATGACGAGCGTCGGCTCGGGCGCCGGCGGCTGCGGAGGCCCCTGGTAGCCGTAGGCGGTGAGGTCGTACTCCTGCCGCATTTCCGGGTCGGGCTCGGCGTCCGGCTCGGCCGCGGCGCCACGCTGCGCGCCCACCTCATCCGCGAGCCCCGCTTCCACCGCCCCGTCCGCGCTGTACCAGGTCTCGGCCTGCATGAGGGCCCGCCAGTCGGCCGCCGTCCCCCCTGCCTTCGCCGCATACGCGGACGCGATGTTGTCCGAGATCGCGTCGAGGAGCCCCGCCATCTGCTGCATGTCCCCGGCGTCGCCCATGCACAGCCCGGACGCGTCGTGGATCATCAGCATGCTGTTCGGCTGCATCACCAGCCGGTCGCCCGCAAGGGCAATAACGGACGCGATCGACGCGGCGAGGCCGTCGACCTGCACCGTGACATCCGCCGGGTGGCCCCGGAGGGCGTTGGCGATGGCGATGCCCTCGAACACTGAC